CGGATACCTGCCATTCAAACTACAAACATTTGAGGTAGACGAACTGGACGGCTCGCAGATGTCTCCAAAACACAAAGGAAACAAAGTGGTCGGTGGCATTGAAATGAACGAGTACAACAAACCAGTCGGATACTGGATAAGGCAGTACAGCCCAGAAGGAATGGCAATCTTGAATCCAATCTACTTGGATGCCAAGGATGTCATTTTTTTATACACAAAACACCGTCCATCGCAGGTGCGTGAAATATCAGACATGAGTCCGACCATTACACGAATCAGAGATGCGAACGAATTCATGGTGGCAGTATCCGTCAAGGAAAGAATCGCCGCCTGCTTATCGGTATTCATCAAGAAGCAACTGCCGACAACTGGTATCGGACGAACTGGCGGCCAAATCGGACCACAACAGGACTACCAGGGCAAGACAATCGCTCCCGGTATGATTAAGGAACTGAACGCAGGCGATGAAATCCAAGTCGTAAATCCGACAGGACAGGCAACGGATGCGGCAGCATACATCGAACTGCAACAGCGACTGGTGGCAGCGGGGCAGGGTGTCAGCTACGAAGCAACGAGCAGGGATATGTCCAAGAGCAACTACTCGTCCACCAGACAGGGCATCATCGAGGACGACATGACATACGCAGAAGAAAAAGAACTTCTGATGGAAGTCATGGACGAAATATATGAAACCTTTGTCATTTCCTTATGGCTCGCAGGCGAAATCGATGCAAAGGACTTCTGGGAAAACAAGGACAAATACTTCGAGCATTCGTGGATAGTCGCACCTAAAAAGTGGATTGATCCGCAGAAGGAAGCAAATGCAAACAAGATAGCACTCCAGACCGGGCAGAAAACATTCAAACAGATTGCGGCCGAACAGGGTCGTGACTGGAAACACCACATCGATGAGATTGCGGAAGTTTTGGAATATGCCAAGGAAAAAGGGGTGGACTTAGGAGGTGTGATTTTTGAGCAGACAAAAGCAGAACTCTACGAGGATGAGGATGACGAAACCAAACTCACTGACGAGAGCACAGGAAACCAAGCCGGAACAGAAGAAGGGGAAGGCGATGGCGAATCAGAAACAGGCAAAGTCGATGACGAGGGAACTGATAGCGAATAGTATCAGAGCCATGGAAGGCGAGGGGAACGAGCGAAAGTTCATCCTTTCATTTTCCTCGGAAGAACCGTACCAGAGATGGTGGGGTACAGAAGTCCTCGACCATTCGGACGGAGCAGTCGACCTCACCCGAATCAATGAAATCGGGTGTATGTTATTCAACCACAACCGTGACAAGGTCATCGGTAAAATCAATCGTGCATGGATTGAAAATATGCGTGGTATGGCAGAGGTGGAGTTTGACGAAGATGCAGACTCCGAACTCATCTATCAGAAAGTCGCAAGCGGCACCTTAAAGGGAGTGTCGGTCGGCTATCAGATAGACTCATGGGAGGAAGTAATGCCAAACAAACAGTCAGCAGATGGCAGGTTCACAGGACCAGTAGACATCGCAAGAAAGTGGACACCTTACGAAATATCAATCGTGAGCGTGCCTGCGGACCCAACGGTCGGTGTCGGCAGGGAACTGGAAGATGAAACCGGGCAGGGAACGCAGAGCCGCACTCTCGACTGGTACGAAAGGCAACTTCAGATAAATCAAAACATCATTCAAGGAGGTAACTAGTAATGAACAAGAGAAAGCAGCGACAGTACGCAATGCTCCGTCAGCAGGTAATTGTGAATGCAGCGAGAAACGCAGGCAGAGATTTAACTGCAGATGAGCAGACAGAGTTCGACTCCCTCCAGAGGGAAATCGAAAGACTGAACGGAGAGATTGATGCAGAAGAAAGACAGGCACAGGCAAATGCCAATCCTGCAAATGCTCCTCCGGCAGCAAACCCACAGGGCGAAGCAGACACCCGGAGAGCAGTCACAGAGGAAAGAGATAGAATCAGAAGCATCACTTCCCTTTGTCGTGAGTTTGGTATGGAAGCAGATACCTACATTCAGAATGGCAGCACATTGGAAGCAGTAAGAGCAGCAGTGCTCGACCACGTAAGAGCAAACGGAGCACCAGTTGGTGCAAGAGGTGTCGTAGATAGCGTGGTAAGTGCAGAGGACAAATTCAGAGCCGCAGCAGCAGATGCCATCGTAATGAGAAGTGGTATGCAGCTTGAGAATCCTGCAGAGGGTGCAAGACAGATGATGGGAATGTCCCTCCGTGACTTAGCCATCGAATGCTTGGCATCTGAAGGACACACAGGTCTCAACAGAAGAAATTCTGACGAATTGTACGGAATGTTGCAGCGTCAGTTCTACAACCCAACAGCAGCATTTCCTGCAATCTTAGACAATGCCATCAACAAGGCATACGTTGAGGGGCACAAGACTGTGGCAGTCACATTCGACCAGTGGACAAAGAAGGGAAGTCTTAAAGACTTCAAGACACACGACAACAACTACTTAGCAGGACCGGTTGGCGAATTCCTCGAAGTTCCAGAGGGTGGCGAATTGAAGCATGACGTATTCAAGGATGAAAAACTTCCAACCAGAAAGTTAAAAACTTATGGTCGCCAGTTCACTCTCACAAGACAGGCATTCATCAACGATGACATTGACCTCATCACAAGAATTCCTGCTAAGTACGCAGCAAGTGCAAGAAAAACCATCAACAAGCAGTGCTACCAGATTTTAGTAGACAATCCGGCAATATACGATGGCACAGCTTTATTCAGTTCCGCTCATGCAAACGTACTGGCTGAAGGCACAGGCATCACCAAGGAAGCAGTGCAGGGCATGATTTTAGCATTGCAGAACCAGAAAGACCAGTTCGGAGAAGCCTGCATCATCCGTCCGGCAATCATCATCGTACCAAGCGGCTATATGTTTGATATGTACACCCTCTTCTACAGTCCTACTATCAACACCGAGGACAACACACAGGCAGTGAACCCTCTCTACAGATACAAGGACAGCATCACCGTAATCGAGGACCCTACAATCAACGCACTTTGTGGCGGCTTCGGAAACGTAATGCCTTGGTGGTTATTAGGAGCAAAAGACGACACAGACTTCATGGAAGTAGACTACTTGAACGGACAGGAAGTACCTACTATCAGAAGAATGGAAACACCGGGAACACTCGGATTTGTATGGGATATTTATCTCGACTGGGGCATCAGTGTCATGGATTATCGTGGTGCTATTAAGAACCCTGGTATCGAAGTTGAAAACCCTATCGAATTAGCGTAATGAGAGGAGGACACTCAGATGAGTAAGGCAGTATACTGGCAGAGAGGGGAATCCCTCGACTACACAAACAATACCGACACTGCAATCGAAGCGAACACTGTCATCGCACTTGCAGAAAGAATCGGTATCGCAGGAACAACCATCAACCCAGGCGAAAGGGGCGACCTTCACGTGAGTGGTGTCTTTGAGTTTGAAAAGACAAGTGCCAATGAAATCGCAATGGGCACTTCCGTATACTTTGACGGAACTGGCATCACAGAAGAAGCAGATGACAACACTCCTGCAGGCTTTGCAGCAGACGATGCAGCAGAAGAGGCAACCGTAATCCTCGTAAAAATCGGATAAGGGGGTGGTGGAGATGAAACTGATAGCGACATACCCAATCCTCTATCAGTCCACCCAGTATAAAGTTGGACAGAGCCTCCCAACAAACAACCCGGAAATGGTGCAGGCATGGCTTGATGCAAAAACAGCAGTATGGCAGGCAGATGGGGAAACCCAGAAGCCTGCCAAGGCGAAGCCTGCAACAGCAGAAGCAGGACTGGCAGGACAGTCTCCGAACGGAGAAACTGCCGAGAATGTGGTAGGCAAAGTGCCTAAGACACCAACCCGAAACAAGAGAGGCAAAAAGAATGGTCAAGAAATCATTCAAAGACGTTCTGAAGGATGACGTAAACAACACCTTCATGAATCTGGATGAATTCACAGACACCCATATCGTAGACGGAAAAGAAATCCCGGTAATCATCGATGAGAATGAAATCATCGAGAGGGAAAAGAAAATGAAGTCTAACATGGACGGTGTCTACGTGAAGCAGAAACTGATATATGTTAAGGCTGACGACTTCGGAGCACTCCCGGCAATCGGCAGAGCGATCATGCTCGATGGCAAGCGATACATTGTAATCGATGCCGTAGACGAACAGGGAGTATACTCCATCACGATGGAAAGTAACAGGACGAAGTAATGAGCAAGGAAATAATGCAAATTGAAATCGACCAAGCCATGCTGACAGCAATAGAAATAAAGCTGAAAAACTTAGGAAAGCAGACACCAAGGGTGCTAAGAAATTCAATCAACCGAACAGCCACTGAAACACTTCGAAAAATTAAAAAAGGGAGAAGTGCCGGATACACAATCAAAGCAGGAGAGTTCAATAAAGAAATCAAGGTTCAAAGAGCAAATGCATCGCACTTAGATGCGACTATCAGAGCCAAGGGACCAGTGAGAACAATAAAGAACTTCAAGACAAAAGATACCAAAGCTGGAATCAAAACAGACATCACCAAGACTGGACTGAAAAGCCTTATTAATGATGCGGGTGCAAAGGTATTCATTGCCACTGGTGGAAAAGTCAATGGATTATATGTCCAAAGGGAAACCAAGGACAGATACCCGCTAAGAGTCCTGCACGCAAACTCAGTGCCTAAAATGGTTAAGAAAATATACGAGGGAGAACGTGGCGACCAGGGAGAAATGGAAGATTTCATAAAGAAAACCTTAACAAAAAATATCAGTCGTCAGATAGACAAAATACTGGGAGGCAAATAAATGACAGCAACAATGCTACAAGAGGAAATCGTCAAAGAACTGGAAACCATATTCCGTGGCGACCTTTTCAAGAACAGCCTTGGGGAATACGTGAAATTAAACGTATACGAGCAGCAACTTCCAATCAGAGAGGATGAGGACTCACCCGACCCGATGCCATATATCATAGTGAGATTAGAAACAGGGTCCACGAAGTCCGGCACAGATCCGCAGGAAGTGCTCGTGACATTGCTGTTCGGATACTTTGACGACAGTCCAGAGAATAATGGACACAAGGGAGTCCTCGGAATGATACAGAAAGTACATGAGAGGTTCGAGAAACAGCCAATGCTCGCAAATCAATTCATGTTCCAAGACCCATTCGACTGGGCACTGCAGGATGAGGAATCGTTCCCGTACTTCTTCGGAGCAGCGAGCATGACATTTAAAACAGCAGCCATAAGGAAGGAGGACAAGTTCGCATGAGCAAGAAAACCGTAAACAAACAGGAAACCGTTGTATATGTCGGACCGACAATTCCGGGAGTAGCGAGCCATAACACGGTATTCAATAACGGACTGCCACAAGGAATGCAGGATGCAATCGCAAAAGAACCTGCATTCAAAAACCTTTTAGTGCCAGTATCGGCACTGGCGGCAGCAACAGGCGACATCGCTAACAAGCGTGGAGCAACCTATGTCTTTTATGAAAAGGCATTGAACTATAAAGCATAAGGAGGAAAAAACGATGGCTTACAATCATGGAGTAAGGGTGCAGGAACAGGAAACAAGTATCGTAACACCTATTACAGGAACAGCCGGACTGCAGGTCGTAATCGGAACAGCACCAGTCAACCTCGCTGCGGATCCATACGCAGTGACGAACGTGCCGATTATTGCCTACAGCTACAAGGAAGCAGCACAGCAGCTTGGCTACAGTGACGACTTCAAGAAGTACACACTCTGCCAGAGCGTAGATGCAAGCTTCCGAGTATTGAACGTAGCACCGATTATTTTAATCAACGTGCTCGACCCTAAGAAGCATAAGAAAGCGAACAAGGAAGTCAAGGTAGCAGTAGAATCCATGCAGGCAACCGTGGAAATCACTGGAATCCTTGCAGGCACCGTGGAAGTCAAGAGTGGCGAAACAGTGCTCGAAAAAGACACTGACTACATCACATCATTCGACAGTGACGGTTTCTTGCTCATTTCCTTGGTAGCAGGTGGTGCAGGAGCAGCAGCCGCAGAACTTACCGTAAACAGCACAAGCATCGACCCGACAGTAGTGCAAGTAACCGACATCATCGGTGGCTACGATGCGGCA